TTAATCGCCATTATCGTTTTCTCCTTTCTGGCTCAACGCCATTTTGCAGCCGCTTGACCCGCACTCGGCCACCAGCACCGCAAACTCACTGCGCTCTGCGGTCGTGTCCGCACCGCTGGTTTCCAGCCGGGTCAGCAGCCTTTCGCATAGATCAGGCCAACCCATCGGTTAATCCTGCTCTTTCTGCTTTGCTGCCAGCAGACCGGTCAGCTCCGTGTAGTGCTCGTCGGTCAGCTTGCCAGCGGCATAGAAGATGTCGATCTTCTCAGCCAGACCGTCGATGGTGCCGCGCTGGATCATGCGCTTGCAGGTGCGATACAGAACCATTTCAGATGCTTTAGACATAATGTTTTTCCTCCCTATCAGGTGTTATCAGCGTTATCGGTATCGTCCGTATCGGAGACACCCAGCTCCAACATGGTGATGCGATATTCCTGATCGACCACCATTTCGTCCGTGTCACTCTGTGCAGCTTTCAGGGCCGCTACCGTTTCCGGCAGCTGTTCCTGTTCCTTCTGCTTCTTTTCTGCGGCTTCTTTCTCCGCCAGAGTGGGCAGGTCGTGTTTCTTCCACTCAACCATTGCTCTGTTCTCCCTTCTTACTGGAATGCGCCGCTGATGGCTTCGATATAACCGCCGGTACCGGATGCACCACGGGCAACGCTGATGCGGAAATTGAATGCTGCACCGTTGGCAGCAGTCTTATTGCTGAACACGATGTTCACACCTTTCTGCACTTCCTCGGTGGCATCCTGCCAGACCGGCGACGGGTCGTTTGCGTTGTTCGTGACCTCGGCCTTGAATGTGGCATCATCGGGGATGCTGCCGGTCACCTGCAAGACCGCCACGGTGATGTCGCCGTCCACAGCCAGCGGGGTGGTCAGCGTCACGGTGGCGCTGGTAACGCTCTTGGTGAACGTAGCGCTCAGGCTGGTGCTTTCCTTGCCGTCGTTCGCGGTGATCTGGATGGTGTGGCTGCCGTTGAGGATGCGCTGGAAATTTTCGGCGGTACTGCCCTGCCCGAAGGTCAGTGCAGTACCGCTTGCAACGCCGGTTCGGGTGGCGGTGGTCTTGCCGTCCAGCTTTTCGGTGACGGTCAGGGTATCGCCGTCGGCATCGGTAACGGTGTAGCCGAAACTGAAGGGTGCGTTCTTCTCCCCCAGATTCGTGGAGCTGGCGTTGATGGCCGGGGCAGTGTTGGTGCTGACCGTGCCGTCGTCAGAGACCACGAGCGAAGAGGGCAGTACAAAAGCGGGGCGAACACCGTAGGTGTTGTAGTAGTACCAGTCGCCGCCGGAACCATCAGACCCGACGCTCCAGACGCCGTTGCTGCTGCCGGTGTACGGAGAGCGCAGCCACCATCCGGCAGCGCTGCTGCCGTTGTAGGCGACACGCTTACTTGCGCTGTCAAAGTAGGACAGCTTTGCACCTTCGGTGTTCATGTAGCTTACGCCGCTGAACCCAACCTCCGTGCCAGACAGCAGGAACACCTTGGTCGAAAGGCCGTTTGCGCCGCTCTGAACGCCGCTGTTGGTATACGGAATCTTGACCTGCTTGATAACCGCTCGAATCTGAGAATCAATCAGGTTGTAGAAGGTGCTGTTCAGGTAGGAATGGATGCTGGAATCCTTATAGGAGTTGTTATTGCCGAACGTGCTGGTGGTATAGATGTCCTTCATCACAACCCAGACACCGTTACAGCTTGCATCGTATGCACTGCTGGGCAAGCCCTGATGCACGATGATGAAGTCTTTGGCCGCGCCGTTGACCTTGATCTTGACGATACTGCCAACGGCCTTTGTGCTCAGTTTTACGTTTGCCATTGTTACCTCCTTGCAAAAAATCAGACCCACGGCAAAACGCCAATGGGCCTTGTGTTCTGCGAGACAGTGGCGGTCATGGCTTTGTGCTGCTTCTTGTAGATGCAGCGGCATTGCCGGGCGCGTCGCCGGTCTCGTGCGAGTTTATTCGAGTTGATTTTTCGGTGGATAGAAATTGTGCAGTTGAGCAATTTTTCCAGACGATCGGCGTACTGGCGGCGCAGTGCGTAGGTATCGCCGTGTGCCGCATGGGCATCCCACGCAAGGAAGCTGCAAAGGATTTTTTCCTTTGTCGCTTCGCCCGCCGGGTATGCCCTTTCCCAATGCCTGATTTTGGCTTTCATCCGTTGGGCGCTTTCCCGACGCAGTTTTTGAATGACCGCACCGGTTTCGGTCAGGTACGAATGGAAACCGAGAAAATCAATGCCGTTCCTCAATGGGAAGATGGCTGTTTTCTGGTTCAGCTCTAGCCCGTAGCTGTCCATGAGTGCCCGCACATCCTTCAAGATGCACTGCAACTTCTGCTTGTCCGGGCAGATGATATAGAAATCATCCATGTACCGGCCATAGTATTTGATGCGGTACTTTTCTTTGATGATGTGGTCGAACTCGTCAAGGAACATCAGGGCGAAAAGCTGGCTGGTCTGGTAGCCCAGCGGCAGTCCATCTTCCATCACGTCGATATAGATGCAAAGCAGCTCATAGACACGCGGGTCAACACCGCGTTTGTCCAACACCGCCTTGAGCTTCCGTTTGAGTTTCAGGTGGTCAATGCTGGCAAAGAAGTGGCGGACGTCGCCTTTCAGCACCCAGCCGTCAGCGCCGCACCCACTCCGGCGGTAGTAATCCACCATGTGGGTTTTCAGGCGCATCAGGCCGTCGTCCGTACCTTTGTCCTTCTGGCTGGCGAAGCTGTCCCGGATGAAGCTCTTGGTTAAAGCCTCATAGAGGATGTTGTCCACCAGCGCGTGCAGTACCACCTTGTCCACAAATGCCGGTGCGTGTACGATACGCTTCTTCGGCTCGTAGACGTAGAACACTTCAAAGCGGCTCGGCGTGTAGCATATCTGCTGCCGGATGTCCCCGCCCGGCTGCCGTGCACTGCGAACGGCCAGCTTGCAGGACAGTTTTTCGGTGCAGGCCAGAGCGTTGGCCTCATACTGGATTGTTTTGCTCTTACTGCGCTTTCCCTTCCGGGCTTCAAGATACGCATTATAAAGCGTCTCGAAGCTGCACAGTTCTTCGTATGTCAAACTTGACCCTCCGCTGGTTCGCTGCTGCGGTAGCAGGCTGCATCCCCGCAGGGATGGCCCGCCTCAGCGGGATGTATTTATCACTTGCCTGCATCGGCAAGTGACGGGATACGGTTTCCTTTGGCTGTTGCACTGCTTTCGGCAAATGCCTACTCGTCTCGCAGATCAGCCGGAGCGGGGCGAACACCGTAGGTGTTGTTGTAGTTCCAGTTGTCGTTGGAACCATCAGACTTGACGTTCCAGACGTTGTTGCTGTTGTTGGTGTTCGGAGAGCGCAGCCACCATTCGGCAGCGTCAGAATATAAACCGTACCCCTATTGCAAAACAGTTTCCTGTTATGCCGTTTTCTGCTCCTGCTGGGCAAAGACGGCCCGAAGTGCTTTGACAAGCATTTCAAGCCGTTTCTTCTCTGCTTCCTGCCGGAGACTTTCTGCTCTGCCACGTTCGGACTTGAGCCATTTCATGGCAGGGTATTTTACATCCGTGATCTTCTTCGTCCAGATACCGGCTTTCTTTGTGCTGATGATACCGTCCTCTGTGCAGAGGGTCAGATATTCCAGCAGCAGAGAACAGCCATCCACGACCTCGCCGATCTTTTCAATCCGCTTGTCGTACTCCGTGGCGAAGTTCACGTTGTTGGCCGCATGGGCATCCAGCAGAATCTTCTTGGCCGTTTCCCGGATGTCCCTGCCGTAGAGGTTGAAGGTGCTTTTCGTGAAGCCCTCCTTCTCCCTCGTATCGAGAGCATGGACAGCGGTGGTGCAGACCTGCTTGATTTCCCGGATGTCCTCAAGCGCAGCGGCTTTCTGAAATACTTTTCGGGCATCGCTACGGCTGATGTCATCCGAAACGATGCGGGTCGCCCTCTGTGTATATCTCAGAAGCTCCCGCGCTTTGCTGCCAACCAGAAACGGTTGTTCAGCCATATCAGAACTCCACCCTCGCCTGATC